GCTCACGTGGGATGTCACCAACCCCGTTACCGATACCCAAGCGCTTGAGTGGGCCGTACGACAGATTGCGACAGATACCCAAGACCTCGCATGGCGGGTACGCCAGATCGCGGAAGACCTGTATGCTGCTGAGTGGGATGTCCGTGCCATTGCCGATGAAGACAAGGAGATCGCATGGTCAATCCGCCAGCTGGTCTACGAATTTAAGATTGCAACGTGGGATGTGCGCCAGAACGCCGCTGATACCCAAGACCTTGAGTGGGATGTCACCAATCCAACCAGCGACACACAGGATTTTGAGTGGGATGTCCGCCAGAACGCGATTGATACTTACTCTACCAGCTGGAACGTACGCCAGAACGCGACGGATACACAGGACTTCGAGTGGGACGTACGGCAGGTTGCCCAAGACACCCAGAACCTTGAGTGGAACGTCCGTCAGATTGCTGCAGAGCAGCAAGATTTAAGTTGGGATGTCACTAACCCCGTTGACGATTTCTACTCTGCCGTCTGGGATGTCCGCCAGATCGCGCAGGATACACAAAACATCTTCTGGGATGTTCGCCAGACCGCCACAGACAACCAAGATTTAACGTGGGCTGTTCGCCAGAACGCAATAGATTCGCAGGCGTTTGTTTGGGATGTGCGGCAGATTGCCTTCGACGACCAGTCGTTCGTGTGGAATATCCGCCAGATCGCGACAGATACGCAAGCGTTTGAATGGGATGTGACCAACCCGACCAGTGATACTTATATCGTTGTCTGGGATGTTACTAACCCAGTTGATGACTCGATCTCTTTTAGCTGGAACACTCGCCAAATAGCAGAAGATACATTATGCTTGTCGTGGCGTATCAGCCTAGGGTTTAACCCAACGGGGCGGTCTGTTGATTTAACAGACGTTTCCCAATACACTAACTTAACGCCGGTAAGTCGGCGAGCAACTTTACGGAGAAGCGACAATGCCGATTATTGCAAGTGATATTAAATTTTTCCTGTCCGGCGGGACATCAAACACCGATGGCAACGCTGCTTTGGGCGGTGCGATTTCCTCGACCGAGGCATCTTCCAGCTTGAACGCGCTGTTTGACTACGTCACAGGTGACGAGTCTGCTGCTGGCGATACCGAGTACCGTTGTATCTACATTAATAACGACCATCCGTCTTTGACGCTATATGGCACGAAGATTTGGATTTCAACCAATACGCCGTCAACTGACACCAGTGCTGAGATTGCTTTAGGCACCAGTGCTGTAAGTGGTACTGAGCAGACCATCGCTGATGAAGATACTGCCCCCAGCGGTACAACCTTTTCAACCGCTGCAGACGAAGCCAACTCTTTGAGCATCGGCGATCTGGACGCAGGTGAGTGGAAAGCCATCTGGATCAAGCGTATTGTTGACGCCAGTGCTGCTGCGTTTAACGCTGATGGTATGACGCTGACGGTTAAAGGTGACACCGCTGCATGAGCCTAACCCTCGCTACGCCTGTTTCACTGGCGCGGACAATTCTGAACGACACGGACGTCAATGCGTACCGCTATTCAGCGGCGGACTTGTTGCAGTATGCAAATGACGCATTGGATCAGATGGTATCGCTACAGCCCAGTTTGTTTCATGCGGAAGGCGAGATACAGTGTTTAGAAGGTACGCTGCAAAGTGTCAGTTACGACGACGCGAGAGCGCTGGTACAGGTTCGACGGATCAAAGACGGCCCAGCCGTGCTGCCGTGCTCCAAAGACACGCTTGACGCGTTCAACCCCAGCTGGCATATAGAGGCCGCAGGTGCAGCGCAGAATTGGATGGGGGTGGAGAATGACCCTGTTCGTTTTTTGGTGTATCCACCGGCTCCGCAAGGGCAGACGTTAGAAGTGCTGTATGTCAAGAGCCCACCGACCTACGGGTTGAACGACCAGACTAACCTGCCGGATGTCTACGCAGACGCCGTAGCAGATTACATTGTCTACCGTGCTGAGAGCCGTGATGACGAGCATATTAATACGCAACGGGCGCAGGCGTTTTTGGCGTCGTTTGTGCAGAAGATGACAGGAGCCTGATATGTACCAGAAGTGGTCGAATAACGCGTTTTCCACAGTCGCGAGCGCGATTAACAACAGCGCTACGACGCTTTCTGTCGCTACTGGTATGGGTGATCGGTTCCCAGCGGTTTCTGGGGGTGATGACTTTTTTCTGTTGACGCTGCAGAACGCGGCGAACGACATTGAGATTGTTAAAGTTACGGCCCGCACGATTGGCTCAGACTCCCTAACGATCGTTCGTGGCCAAGACGGTACTGCTGCGCGCAGTTGGTCGATCGGTGACATTGTTGAGTTGCGCGTTACCGCCGCTGGCCTCAGCCAGATGGCGACTCAAAGCGATCCTGAAACACTGACGAATAAAACGATCAGCACCGGCTCTACGTGGGCTGGAGACCCTATCGGTGGGGATTACGGCGGGATTCCAGCGGGCACTGTAATGCTGTTTGCTCAAACGACAGCGCCGGTAGGGTGGACAAAACAAACTACTCACAATGACAAAGCCCTTCGTGTAGTTTCCGGTACGGCTGGTTCCGGTGGTAGCACTGCGTTTACTACTGCGTTTGGCACTCCGGCTGTTACTGGTACTGTTGGGATAACCGGCGAGCCGTCTTTGGGCAATTTGGCGGTCAGCATTAGCGGTAATGTCGCTGTTAGTAATACGACTTTGAGTATTAATCAGATTCCATCCCATAGCCACACCATTCGAGGGGGTAATGATTCCAACCCAAATGGCGGCGTTCACGGAGCCGATCAAGAAACTTCTCGAGTCGGAAACACGGGAAATGCCGGTGGAGGCGGGGCGCACAACCATGGAGCAAACCACAACATTTCTGGCGCCCTAAACGGAACCGCCGGAACTGGCAACCTTGCGGGTACGATTTCTACTGCTAGTGCTGATATTAATGTGCAATATGTCGACGTAATACTCGCGGTTAAAAACTAATATGCGTTTAGAAATTAAAGATAATTGCCCGTTAAATAACTTTGAGCCGTGTAAGAAGTTTGATTGTGCATGGTTTTGCCACATGAGGGGAACGAACCCTAATACGGGCAAAGAGGTAGATGACTACGCTTGCGCAGTCGCATGGCTGCCAATGTTACTAATCGAAAACGCGTCTCAGAACCGTTACACCGGGGCAGCAGTGGAGTCTTTCCGTAACGAGATGGTTAAAGCTAACCAAGCATCTCAAAAGATTTTTAAAGTTGCGGCGGGTATGGCCGCTGGAGTCAAGTCATTAGATGTTGAAGGTAGCGCATGACAAACTTTGTCGGAGTTTATGAAAACGCGGCCCCGGTTAGCTACTGTGAGCGAATGGTCGCTTGCTTAGAGCACTTGGTAGCTGAATCATCCGGCTGTTCCGGGGAGAAGTCAAACGGCGGAGTAGTAAACCGTAAAGATATTTCTCGATTTTTTGAGCGCGATAATAAAGAATTAGCGCAAGAAACTAATAAGATCTTGGACTCGGCGTTACGTATGTACATGGACGATCATCCGGCGCTTGGCATGCACCAGTTCTACAGCCAAGTCGTTAAGGTGCAGAAAACCCCGCCGAAAGGAGGGTTCCACCGTTGGCATGCTGAACAAGGGCAAGGTGTAGATAATGCGTCTCGCTGCCTCGTGTGGATGATTTACTTGAACAGCACCCCGGAAGGTGAAGGCACAACGGAGTTTTTGGAGCAAGGGGTAAAAGTCCAACCTAAACAGGGTACTGTTGTATTCTTTCCAGCGGCTTGGACCCACACTCATCGGGGCAACCCGGTGTATACATGCGATAAATACATCGCAACGGGGTGGTATTACTTAACGTGAGGACTGTAGACAATGCGTTTAACAATTATTGATCAAGAGCACAATTTAATGCAGGTGGGCGTTGACGGATGGTTTTATAGCGACTTAGACGGCTCGCAACTGGCCGACAACATTCACGCGGTACAGTGGTATGAAACTCGGGGGGAGATAGAATATAAAGACCCTGAGACTGGTAAAACGACACACAACGCAGAAATTGTATCGGTTGATGAGTTCCAGTTTGCCATAGACGCGTGGCAGGTTGCGAAGGAAGCGGAAGAGGCGGCGGAGGCAGCGGCGGAGGCAGCGGCAGCGGCAGCGGCAGCGGCAGCGGCAGCGGAGGCAGAAGCGTCTGAAACAAACGGTGTGTGATATTGTACGTCGGCTGGTTGCCCCCGCCTTATAAAGTATGAAACATCTTACTGATTACATAGTTACGCTCGATAGTATTTTGCCGTATAGCCTGTGTGATGCCATTATTGCTGAATACGCGCTAACCGCCGAATGGATACCAACCGCGGTTAAAAGCGGGGTGGACATGAGTATTCGCAGCGCCCAAGTGATCGAAATGTCGCAGGACTACGTGTTGCAGAAAAACTACGACGTTCGTAAAAAACTGGACGCGAATGTGTTTGCGTCTGTGGGCGACGCGATACGCCGTTACAACGAGAAGTTTGTGCATTGCCACATAGAAGAAGACTCAGGGTATGAGCTCCTGCGCTACGAAACGGGGCAGTTTTACACCCAGCATACGGACTCTTTCAAAGCGCGCCCGCGAGCAGTGTCGTGCTCGCTAAACCTCAATGACGACTACGAAGGTGGTGAGTTTGCCTTCTTGGACCGCGAAATTGTCATCAAAGCCCCCAAAGGCAGCGCTATTCTTTTCCCGTCTAACTTCATGTATCCTCACGAAATCATGCCAGTGACAAACGGCACACGGTACAGCATTATCACTTGGTTTGTTTAGCAAGAGGCTGGCATGGCGCATTATATATTTCCGACAGATTTTATTTTTTGGGCCAAGGCAAAACACCACGAGGACAACAAGTTTATTTTACAAAAAATTGTTCAGGAAAGTCTACAAGAAACAGAAGGAGCCCAACTTAAAAATTGGCTTTGCAATGTAAACACCGAGTTTTTTAATCAAAATACCATCGGAAAATACACAGATTTAGTATTAGCAGAAATATATCCGGCGCTAGATGCTTTGTTTGAAGAGATACCTACGTTAAGGACACCAAGAGTTTCGACTGTGACTAACATTTGGTACAATCACTACGCTGTTGGGGGAAACCAAGAAGTACACAGCCATTTTGGTACAACATTGTCCGGGGTATATTTTTTAGAGTTAAACGAGCCAAACAACACAGTTTTCTACAGCTACGGGGCATCAATGTCACAGTTTGTTACGGGATCTAAACAAACTAAGTTTATAGAAGAAGGAGATATTCTTTTATTTCCTTCGCATTTGCTGCATTATGTTCTTCCTTCAACAAAAGAAAGAACAACTATTGCGTTTAACGTAGAATGCGAGTTTTAGCCCCGATGCCAGTGACAAGCGGTACACGGTATTCGATCATTGCGTGGTTTATATAGGTGATCTGGTACGACTGTGGTGAAGGCTGGGCGCCGGTATCGTGGGCGAGGAAACATAATCCCTTAGACGCGATACTGTGCTGTCCCGGCCCGTCGCTTAAAAACGTAGACCCCACCACACTCAAAGGTCCCGGGCGTAAAGTCTTTGCGATCAACACCGCCTACCCCACAGTAAAGCCTGACGTTTGGATCGGGATGGATGAAGCTTACTGCTACGACGCGAACCTGCTGGATGAGCCGTTTCCTAAAGTTTTCCGTGGTACGTATTCCGACATGGTTCGGGATAAAGTGGCCGTTAAGCACTGCCCTGAGACCTACTTTGCGGATGTTGATAAAGTTCCCGGCGGTAAGACAATGCTCGACCGGCGTGAGCACGATACGAAATTTGCGTGGCATGGCCATACGCTCGGTGTTGCACTGCACATTATTATCTGGTCTGGCATCAAGAACATCTATCTTGTCGGCTGCGATATGGGCGGCAGCAAAGACTACTGCCACGAGCTGACTCTCACGCCGGATCAGCGCACCCGCAACCACAAGCTATACGCTCAGCAGGTGTATTTCATCGAGAAGCTTGCTGCAGCTGCGAAAGAGCACGACATCACGATCTGGAGCTCGACTCCTGATTCACCGCTTAATGAGTTCTTGCCATACAAAGACATCACCGAAGTAGTTACTCACAAACCACGTGAGAGCGCTGTGCGCTACGTAACCGACAGACCCTGTACCCCTGTCACTGTTTTGCGTTCGGGCGGTGAGTATAAACCAGAGCACGTCCAGCGGTTAGCGAAGATGGTGCCGGGCCTTGTCTGCTTATCGGATGTTGAGGTTCCGGGCGTACCGACTGTTGCATTGCGACATAACTGGCCGGGCTGGTGGGCGAAGATGGAGTTGTTCAGCCCTGCGTTTGATACGGATATTCTGCACATTGATTTGGACACCACAATTGTGGGCGATCTAACACCGCTCTTGAAAGCTGGTAAAACAACTTTGCTCGATGACTTCTATTATCCGGGCACGCTTGCATCAGGGCTGATGTATATACACCAAAGCGACAAAGCAAAAGTGTGGAACGCGTTTGTAAAAGATGCTGACCAGATAATGTCAAAGCAAAACAAGCCGCCGATGCACGGAGACCAAGGATTTTTGAATACAATGCTGCAAGCACAAACATGGCAAGAGGGGTTTCCAAACGCTGTTGTTTCCTATAAAGTTCATTGTCAAGACGGCATCCCAGCGGATGCCTGTGTTATATGTTTTCACGGAAAACCAAGGCCGTGGGATGTTGGGATGTAGGAGAATGTCGCATGCCGCTGAAAAAAGGTTCTTCGCAGAAAGTCGTTTCTGAAAACATCCGCACGGAATTAAAAGCGGGCAAGCCGCAGAAGCAAGCAGTTGCCATCGCTCTGTCGAAGGCTGGTAAAACCAAGAAAAAAGGTAGGTAATCATGGCCGACATCGAAACTGCAGAGCGCTTGGCGCGGCTCGAAACCCAACATACCGAACTGGTCCGCCTGATGCGGGAATCCCACGACGATATGCAGGAACTGAAGCGCGACCTTCACGAGGTAAAAGACTCGTTGACACGCTGGAAAGGCGTAGGCGCTGGGATCGTTATAACCGTCAGCTTATTGTGGGGTGCCTTTTTCGGCATATACCGCATCTTCGGAGGTAAATAATCATGGCTACTACAAAGAAAGCCCCAGTAAAAAAAGCCCCAGTTAAGAAAGCAGTAGTACAAAAACCACCTACGGACGATTTTGTCCGTATTATTGACGAGCTCCGCGCTCAGATTGAGACCGCGCAAAAACAACTCGTTATGCTGGCTGGTGCGAGTGTTGCTGTAATCCTGCTTATCACTGCTGGACTTTTCGTCCTCTAACCGCACCCACAATAACGCGGGTCTCCACGATGAGTGACGAGGACTTTATCGCCCTGTGGCAACAAAACCTGACGGTTCAGGACATCGCCACGTGCATGGGCATTTCAATGCGAAGTGTGTTTGTGCGACGCCGCAAGATAGAGCAGAAATACGGGGTTGTTCTTTCCGCGTCAGAAGTAACAAAGCCAGAAGAAAAACCGCAACGTATAGAGTACGAGATTGAGAATGGCACTGTTATCGTCTTTTCTGATGCCCACTTCTGGGACACCACACCTACAACCGCCTATCGCGGGCTGATCCACCTGATTAAGAAGCTGAAGCCGCAACTGCTGGTGTGTAACGGCGATGCCTTTGACGGCGCATCAATATCGCGTTTCCCTCGTGCTGGCTTCCATGAGCAAAAGCCGATGGTGAGTGACGAGCTTCGGGCGTGTAAAACGATGCTTGGCGGAATCGTCAAGGCTGCGCCAAAAGATTGCTTATTCACTTGGCCGCTTGGCAACCACGATATGCGCTTTGAGGCTTTTCTGGCTGCCAATGCGCCGCAGTTTGAA